TTTACAGATATATTTTAATCAACTGAAAAGTTCGAAGAGCTCTGTCTGAACGTTATCTGTAGGCTTTCTTATTTGCCATTTTACGTTGTCGTAAAACCTCTCAATTGAATTATAGAGAATCTTCTCAAACATTTTCTCATAATCTATTTTAAATATATCATCATATTCATCCGGTCTGTTATATTTAAAACCTACTACGTCAATACCGTACTTGTTTGGTTGTAAGGTATAGTAAAATCTAATCTTATCACCGGATGATATCTCTTCATACTTTTTATCAACACCTAGTTTTTTATTAATGAAGTTGTGGAGGTATGCAGCTTTTACATGTACTGGAGTTCCCTTTGCTATATTAAACTCTTTACATTTGGTAGCGTATTTTTCATACCCCTTCACTCCCATAACAAATGCAATGTCTTCAATAGGTAGAGTCTTAAACACTTCATACGTCTCCTTCAATATATTATTAGTTAGATGATGAGATTGTGTAAGAAGCATGGTCTCGATTATTTTCTTAGCATATGGCTTAACCGCGTTAGGCATAGAGGTTCTAACAACCTCTACTCCCGTATACTTAAACTTATCTACCTTAATACCCTCATCGTCGAGAATATGCATTACATATCTCTTCTTTTGTAGAAACAGCCCAACATCTGCTATACATTCACGTTTAAAAACGAACCTACTATCTTTAGTTAGTAGAGTTTTCTCAGCCCACGAAGTAATGTTATTATTAAGAAAATCTTCAACGTCCTGCACTACGTTATAAAACTCGGGATTAATATCCTTACCCGTTTTAATAGGAACGCGATCCTCAATACAATTCAACGAGAAGTAGCACGAGTCGGTATCAGAATAAACCCAGCTCTCTTCAAGGATATTTTTATCTGTAATATCAAATTTAGTTGTAAGATAGTCTTGTAGTAACTTACCTGCTTGTTTAATAATTGCTTGTCCGGTTAGAGTTACTGAAGAGGCAATATCATCATCACCGATTGGCGCCTGCTTGTTGCCCATATAGCCGTATGCGGAGTTAATAAGAATCTTAATAACCATTTGCTTTGTATTGAGTCTTTCCACTTCATACTTTAATGAAGTGTATTCTTCGTCGCTAGACTTAAGCTTAGCTAGCTGTTGTTTAGTCTCAAACAAATCTTTCTTTATTTTAACACGCTCGTTATAATAGTAATCAAGAAACTCCGGTATGATTCCTTTTTTCTTCTGTGTGAAAAGAAATCCAGCTTTAGTGATTGAACACTCCTCCGACTTAATAAATGTACTGAATTTATCAGGTGTAAGTTCTATGCATTTACCCGAAACGTGGTAGATGTTAATATTACCTTTATCATTCTTTTCTATTCTACCAATTTTTGTCTCAGGTGAGAGATTAAGAGAAATCATTACGTTAGGATAAAGTGAGTTAGCATCAAACGATACTACGTTATTTTTAAACCCACTTTTAGGCTCTGCAACATACGCACCAGGGTTCTTACCAGCACCCTGATTACGAATAAAGGTTGATAATACTTCTTTACGCTTTCTGGCTCTAATAGTTAGTGCACCGTTAATAACAGAGATTGTACCCATAGCACCCTCTAACGTTGTGAGACCTACATACGCTAACATTCTAAGTAGAACTACATACTGTAGTTTATCTTCTAATCTAACAAGAAGATTAACGTCTTGAATGTTGTAATCTACAAATGTAGTCCAGTCTGTATCAGCGAGAGTTGAAAGATTCATATCACCGTAATCGACTTTTCTCTCACCTAATTCTATCTCACCGATTGCATCAAGCTTGTAAGACTCTCTCAACTTAAGACAAAATCTTCTATAAATATCTAAGTAGTCGATACAAGAGATACCCTCAATATAATATCTCTTTTGTTGTCTACCGAACTTACCCATCACCTCGCGATGGTAAATGTTACCTGTAGGTGATAGACGATTAACATACTCCTGTCCGAGTATTCTCTCGCACCTGTTAATGATATAAGGTATATCAAAGAATTCAGAGTTCCATCCACTCAATACATCAGGATAGTCGCTTTCAATATATTCAATAAACTTAATAAATAGGTCTCGTTCATTCCTACAATGCGTATATTTTACCTGCTTATTATTTCCTGTGTACGGCTTGAGACCGAACGTATGAAACTTTTTTGTAAAATTATCGTAACAGGTAATGACGTTAACCGTATGCTGCGGATCGTCAACATCAGGAAACGAATCAACAGAATACGTCTCGATATCTATAAACGTTACTTTAAGATCGTTCTTAGTAAATTCAGGTTTTTCGTTTTCAGTCCAGAATGTATCAAGTAGGTATTGCTGTATAACAGGTAGATTTTCATATACGCGCTTAATTCCCGAGTCTTGAATAAACTTATTACGTTCATACCCGTTATTAAAAATCTTTTTCTTAGCCTTTGTACCAAAGATTGTTTTCTTATCGCCACTATTATCTTCTACGTAAAGATAAGGCGATACCGATACATCATACTGTACCCGTTTACCTTCCGTATCCCAAGTAAATAGCCGAACTGATTGAGTTCGGCTACTATACACGCAGTTTCTATAAGCCATATAAAGTTATTATAGCTTTATAGCTATCGAATTCAACTATTCCATCTCTTGAGATATTTTCTATCAGGAGATCCGTACGGTGTATTAAGAGCTTCAAGATGACATCCAATATTTTCTGGAAGCTCTAAGAATCTTTGAGCACCTATACTTCTGAACATCTCTACATTGCTGTAGTATTTGGGTCTATTTTTAAGTATAGCTTCGAGCTTTTGCTCTAGATCATCTCCTGTCTTAAACTTAAGGAAAGCTGGAGCATTTTTATATGTCTCCATATCCTGTACCAGACAAGGAAGACCCATAACGCACGATTCAATAAATTTAATATCAGACTTTGATCTATTGAAACTATTATCAAGCAAAGGAGCTATCATAACCTGTGCATTCAAGCCAGCAATAAATCTTGGATAATCAGCTAATGATTGCCAAGGATGAAACTCTATCTTACCCTGCTGAACATATCTAGTTAGAGGGGGTGGAAACGCTCCAACAAAAACCCACTGGTATTTATCGATAGTCTTTTCGACTAATTTTAAAACGTGTGAAAAGTCGTCCACACCACCGTTCTTGTTATCTACGTCGTAGTGAGCTCCTGAACCAGTATAAAGAACTCGAGGTTTTTTCTTATTTTTATCATACGCATCATAAATGCGTCTCTTATCATAAACGTGACCCATCCAGGAGTAAGGTACAAAGTTAGGTATAACAGTAATTTCCTTTTTACCTGTTCTTTCCTGATATAGCTTTTTCATATATTCGCAAGTAACGGTAACCTCATCGCACATGTTAATGATCTCGATACAGTTGTTACGAATTTCATCGTTATCAAAAGCAAACTTAAACTTATTATAGTCAGGAATATCCTCTCTAAACACTACGTCATCAACCTCATAAATTAATTTAAATTTATGTTCCTGCTGAACCTGTTTAAGATACTTAATAAATTCTTTTTGATCAGTTGATGCTTGTCGTTGTACCTTTACCGACTTAACGCCAGTATACCATCGAGGATCAAACACCATAGCGGTAAGTGACGTAGAGCAGCCTGCTCCTGTTTCGTTAATATGCTTCTCTGGCCATAGAATTCTCCAGAAACCACAACCAGAATAATCTGCAAGGTAATTAACATATCTAGGAAGCGAAAGCTCCCTGGGTTGTTCGGGTACAGCTACTTGACGCGGAGTAGCTTGAATTCCAAACGGATTTGCAAAAGGCTGTGAAAAAGGACTAGCAAAAGGCTGTGCAAACATATTATATATGTATATTAATAGTCTAAATAATCAATACGGCGCGTAATACCATTTTCCTTTTCTAAGTAAATAACATCTCCGGTGACTGCCTTTATAGATTCTTTACGGTGCGATATTACTATGGAGCATTCATCTAGAGTATTAACACGCTCTTTTAAAATCTCGGTAATTAAATCAATGCCTTTTTCATCAAACGACGAGTCAAACAGCTCATCGTAAATTGCAATGTTGTAACTTACACCTCCCTGCATACGCCTAATATCCGAAAATGCAAACAGACAGGCAAGATCTATAGATTTACGTTCTGCACCTGAAAAGTTAAAGTAAGAACAAATTTTATTTTTATCGTTTACTATCTGTTCCTCAAAATATTCATCAAAAACACAAACGGAATTAGAGTCAAGTTTTTTAAGATAATAATACAACTTACTATTAAGCAGTTCGAGTAGTTTATTTACAATATATGATTTTACGCCCTCTTCACTAATAACAAACTTAACTATATCCAGCATACTGACTCGCTTAGATATATCTTGAACGGATTCAGTTATATTGGCTAGTCTTTCTTCTGTCTCAGCTATTAAATCATCAAACTCTGTCTTTGTATCATTAAGTAGTTCGATATCTTGTATGAGTTCGTTCTGCCATTTATCTAGCTGGTTAATTCTCTTACTTATATTGTTATTACTCTGTATCTGTAGACTAGTTTCATTAATGAGCTTATTTTTATCCTGTATGGCCTTTCTAAGCTTTAACTTTAAAGCCTCTACCTCACGAATTCTAATACCCACTTCTTCTATCTCCTTTGCAATAGAGACGATTTCATTTTTTAAAGAAAGTTTTTCACTCTGTATGAAATCCTTATCATGATCTTGTATAGATCTAAGACAGACTGGGCAACTATCACTCTCAGTACCGATCCTCTTATAAATTTCTTTTTTATGAATAAGTGTAGCTTTTCTATTTGAGGATTCACTCACCAAACTATTAATTAAGTTATCATTCTCAGACAGTTTACTCTCTAATCTATCGATGGTGTTCTGAATTTCATCTATATTTTCTATTTTACTTTCTGATAGAAGTTCGGCTCGAAGTTTTTGTAACTCCTCTGCGTTGGCTGATTGTCTATCGAGATAAAGCTTTCGTTTATCGTTCTTCTTATCAATAAGTTTTTGTTTTTGAACGTTATAGCTAGTAAGCGTCTTATTAACCTCATCTAGCTTTGAGTAATTAATATCATATTCACGCTTAATATCGTTATATTCTTGCCTCAAAGTAGATATCATCCTACTAAAGACCTCCATTCCAAAAATATCCTCGATAAATTTACGTTTTTCAATTTTATTTTTAGCCATGAACGGTACCGTATTGTTTACCGTCATAATAACGCAATTTTGAAAAATAGCTGGTGAAGCGCTTAGTACGTCTGAGATGTATTTTGTAGTATTTGCAATACTGTCACGAGTTTTATCTACACCATCCTTATATACACTTACTTTGGTAGGTGAGAGTGTTCTTACTATATGAAACTTGTTATTACCCTTCGGTGAATCTACTTCAAAAGTAAGTTCTACCTGTGTCTTACCACCAGTTATATTATTGGTAATGAGATCTTTCTTAATCTCTCTGAGAGTTTCACCGAAAATAGCGAAATAGATAGCATCTGCTACAGTCGACTTACCGACTGCATTTTGTCGATCAGGCTTATCTTTATTATTACCTGTTAATATGTGTAATCCTCTTTTAAAATCTACAGAGACCACCTCTTCGCCTACAGAGAGAAAATTTTGAATTGATATTTTTGTAAAGTTTACTTTTTTCATGCAATGCACTTATTATAGAGTTCTAGAGTATATTCTAGTATATTGCTCTTATCATCTATTTCAAGTAAATTTATAAATTCTTCAATTGCGCAAGGTATATCAATACCGGAAAGATCTTTTTCAGGATTTTCACTCGAAATTTTATTGTAAGTCAAATCATACTCAATGTGTAGCGATTCAGGTCTTAATAAATTAAGTTTAGACGTTAAAATAGCGAGATCTTCCTGTGAGATATTTTTGTCTATTTTAAATTTAACAATATTATTCGTAAATGCTGTTTTTATTTCCGGAGTAATAGTCTCAGCTTCAACTAGTTCACTTAGATGAATCTTTTTATAATGCGGAGAAATAGTATTTTCGTAGAACTCATACTCTTGCGTATCTAGATCCAACAGGTAGTAGCCTTTGCTGTTATCACAATCACCAAAATCCATTTGAAACGGATTACCTACATAAAGTATAGTACCGGATCCAAACCGCTTTTCGTGTCTAAAGTGAAAGTGACCGGATATAATGAGAGAACTTCTCTTGAGCAATTCCTTTACACTTAATCCATCTTCGCAATCTTTATATGTGTTCATTTTAAATGTCTCAATTTCAAAATGACCAAATATAATATCACTTTTTTCTATTTGATTTACACTCGTACCCCATGGGCATAGAGTTATAACTTTATCAAAAGCACTAACTGTAGTTACTTTATCAATAACGCTAATATTCTTACTATTTTTAAAGAGTGATAGTGAGTTAACGTCAGTTCTATGTTTATAGAAGATATCATGATTACCTACTAAGGCTATTATATTAAAATCTTCTAATATTTTTAATATATCAGCAGATACCTGAAGGGTACTGACTGATATCTCACTTCTATTATGATACCAGTCACCGCAGAATATAATATCTTTTATATTCTGCCTTTTTAGTTCCGCGCAAAGCCACTTCGCCCAGTTAAGAGCGATATCGTGCCATTGCGCGCTGTTTGTATGAACTCCTAAATGAAGGTCTGATACAATTGCAACTCTAGGTTTATTAATCTTGATCATAGAAATCGTCGTCGCTGTCACCTACCGGTTTAACATACACGAGATTATTACATGTCTTCGGATCAGTCATAATGTCCTCATATACCTTCTCGCGATAATTCTTTTCGGCTTCGTGGTGTCTCTTCTCTTTTTTGATTCGATTAACAAAAGCATTAAAGGCGATCGTTGTGAAATATGAGAAGGGATTTGACTCTGTACTGAATTTATATTTTTTACCCTTAAGAGCTGAATACATCTTAATAAGAGAGTCACCTATCATATCATCTTTATAGGTATAATTGATAAAAGAACTATTATAGCTAAGACCATAAGCAATTTTTTTAATATTTTCCGCTAGATCGTCAGTTAAATTATCGGTTTCGTAGTACTTACGTAAGGACTCTTTAAAATCTGTAGGGTCTACATAATAGTTTTCTTTAGACATAATAGTATTGTATTATAATATTAAGATATATCAATATCTTTTTCAGAGTATTGGATTTTTTCCATACTATAAATACTCTTCCTCTTTTCAGAATGTTGTCTTCCGTAGTGAAGGTTATCACAAAGATCTATAATAAGTAGTTTATCTTTATTATCGTGCAATCTCAAACCACGACCTATTGACTGTACAGTTCGTATAAATGACTTACCTCCTGAAACAAACATAATATTATGTAAGTTTTTAATATTAACGCCAGTAGAGAATATAGCACTAATAGCAATGCATACTATATCGTTGCTCGACTCCATTAATTTTTTAATATTTTCTCGCTCCTCAATATCTACTTCTCCTCTAATAAAGAAAACGCGTTTATCAGTACATATATTACTCACAGTTCGTAAAAGATTCTCTCCGTGAATAATATGATTAACTAAAATTAGTGTATTATTAGACAGCTTATTACTTATTCTACCTATAAACTGATTACGTTTTTCGTGAGTGTATATAAAGTCGAGCTCATCTCTATATTCACTATCACTAATTCTAGGTATAATTGCGTTTTTATAGTTTAAATTAAGTATTTTAACTTCAACATTTGTAAGATAGCTCTCTAGGCGCAGTTCATAACTATTTTTTTCATACAATACCGGTCCCAACTTACCTACAATGTACCATTTTTCTAAATTATCTAGCGGCAGTGTTCCTGTAAAGCCATATCTATTACCTGTTTTAATGTTGTTAATTATTTTGCTTATTTTATTAGAGGGTTTTATCTTATGGCACTCATCAATTATTAATAGATCTACATATTTTACCCAGTCATTAGACTCAAATTGTGATTGAAGTATTTGTATATTACAAATAACTACATTGGATGTTAAATCTGGCTTATTACTACCAGTCCACCTCGTAACCTTAAATGTTATCCCGCAGTTTAAAAATTCATCATATGTTTGCTGCACTAGGCCTAGGTCAGGAACAACCATTATACACTTAAATGTATCCTTGTTTGAGGAATTACGATAATAATTCTCGATTAGGGCAGCTGTTGTAAGGGTTTTTCCTGCTCCAGTACCTAAAACACATGTACCCCAGCCGTTTTTAATAGCTTTTTGTATAACTTCTTTCTGATAATCCCTCAATTCAAGAGCAAAATTACTAAAAATTGGATTTGAGGTACCTATATTCAAGGCATCTCTTAGCTTGTCGGTAATTGTTACACCAGCTGTGATTTGATTTGCGATTAGATAGCGACGAATATCCCAATAAAGACCCAGATCACAAAGACCAGTGGGAGTAATTACATATTTTCGTGATGGAATCTTAATACCTCTCGATCTAAACCTTCTTTGCATAAATGCTGAGTTTTTATCCTCAACACTAAAATGTTCTCTCAAGTTTGCGAAGATATCTTTATCTTCACACTTAATAATTAACTTACGACTGGGTTTAGCATAGTCAAATACAATCATAACTGCTCTAGCTTTTGTATCTCAATTATATTTTTAATATCATACCCCATTCCTGACATAATCTTTTCAACCTTTTCAAGGTACTCAACTATAAACTCATACTCTTTTATAGAATCTGTTATAGCTACTAATTCGTCGGTAGCCTCAGCAGCAATTTCCGCTGTTTGTTGTGTTAGTTTAATTGGAGCTTCTGCTATAATTTTTGTTACAAGGGTTTTCTTAAGGGTTTTCTTCTTTTTATGAAGAGATTGAAGGGTTATTTTTGCATCAATTAAACGCGCAGCCCAAAAATGCTTACGTGATGGCAACTTTAATTGTATATCTTTTATATTGAAATCAGTAATTAGTAGATCAGCTCCGATTTCTTCTTTATATCTTTTTAGCAATTCCACAGAATTATTATAAATACTTATTGAAGTGAAATCAACTGTAACATTTAAAGATTATTTTTATGAAAATATGACCGCAGGAGCAGCTCTTGGTGGTAGTAGCGGTGGATTTTCGCCTGATAATATATCTAGCTCAGATTTTTACGCGCCAGGAGATGCTAGAATACCGAAAGGTGGTGCAGTATATACCAGAGCGGGTAAATTAAAGCGTAAAAAAAGAAAAAAATCTAAAAAGTAATGGATTTAGGTCACTGGAATACTAGTCTTATAATAGAAGAAGGTAATATACCTTATGGTTTCATATATAAAATAACTTGTGTACCTAATAATAAGAAATACATTGGTAAAAAGCAATGTCAGTCTATACTTAAGAGACGACCACTAAAGGGTAAAAAAAACAAGAGGCACGAAATAATAGAGACTGACTGGAAGACCTACACATCTTCTTCTCGTGAACTTAACGAAGATATCCTAAAGTATGGCAAGGATAACTTTAAATTTGAAATTATAGAGCTTTGCGATTCAAAATTTGCACTAGCATACAAAGAAGCTAAAATTCAATTTGACGAGGAGGTATTATTACGAAATGACTATTATAACGGAATCATTAATCTCAGAGTGTCAAAGCCAAAAAACTATAACACTTAATAATGCTATTGATAGAGCGCTTTATAATTCAAAAAAGAAAGCGATAGAATACAATATTGATTTTGACCTAACTAATAAAGACATAAAGAAAATTATTATTAGTAATATCATAATAGAAATATGCAATCTCAAGAAAGAATGCAAATTAGCAAAACCATTGTTTTTTATCGATAAAAATAATTACAATATAGAGCAGCTTAATATTGTATGTGATGTTCTTAAAAAAATGGAACTGTTTAAGTCTGAAAAGAGTGCAAATTTCTTTAAGTCTTTCTTAAGATATATAAAAAAGTATGAGCTTACCTATCTTCTAGACGTATACTTTAAGCAAGCTGTTAATAAATTAGCGCTTATTAAATAAATATAATTATGAGTAAATTTTTAAATATCGTAGAGGATAATACTCCAGAAAGTGATATAGATATCAAAACAGCTGCAAAAAGAATGTTACAGCGTGCACTAATGGATTGCGATATCAAAGTAAAGGCTCCAGCTTTTAAGGATACACTATATGTGGAGCTCTCAGATGGCCGTATAGTTGAGTTGGAGGTAAAGAAGGTTATAGTCAAGAGCGCTGAAGAAGAAGCAGAAGACCCGGGTAACGCTATTTCGGCTATGACGGCTATAGCTAATTTGCCAGATCAAGCATTTGGAAAACAATTGACAAGCTCTACAGCGCGTAAGATGCAGCTAGCAAAGAGAAAAATGGCAGATGCAGCTTTAAAATTTGCTGATGATTTTAACAAAAAAGTACAATCATCAACCCAATATTAATTTGTTTATGACAAAAACAAATAAAATTTTTCAAAGATACTTAGGAGTACTTGAGGAGCAGGTACTAGGTACTAACGAACCCGGTTTAAGTGAAAACGAGAAGTATATAATTAAAATTCTTACAAATGCTTTTATTTTTAATCCTGCTGTTTTTAGTAGCAGTCAGCAAAAATATATTACCAATAAGGTTGATAGTATTAAGAAAATGGTAAATGTACCTATAGCCAAGGTTGTAGACGAAATAAAAAAAATTATAGCTCTTGATAATAGCTTAAAGGTTGAGTCAAAAACATTCAATCTACTAGCAGATTATATGATGCTAATAGAACAGCCTGCTGATGCTACTGAGCCACAAGCTGCGGATTCAACATCACTAAGCGATCTAACAAAACAAGCAGAAAAAGAACAATTAGATGGCGAGGGTAATGACTTAAATCTAGAAGAAATCTTTCCTTTATATAAAGAACTAATTATTAAAGCTCTTAATCATTCACCAACCGAGGAAGAACTTATGATAATTAAGCCTATAGTAAATGAATTTGCTGATGTTGATCCTGAGAAAATAGTTGAAGCTATTCAAAACGTTTTAAGTCAATCACTAGAAGATAAAGAAGTAGAAGATAATTTAAGCAATGCATAGTTGGAACCTAGAAAAAATTTATCTTGAGAGTGTGAGAGCCTCTGGAGCTATCGCACCATCTAGACATCTGGTAAGAGAGTATTCATCTAAAAATCAAGTAAAACAGGCAATTATAGATAATAATCCTGACGTTAAGCCAGGGAAAGATAAGAAGGGAGCTATTAGAATACAGCCAAAGAGTAAAATTTCAAATCGAGAAGATTTTACTAAAAAGTTTGTAGATACGTTAGATGAAATAAGTCTTTTAATAGTAGACGTAATATCTCCAGGTAAGCCGGAATCTCCTTCGGGTAAGTTTCCGTCATATAAAGTACGAGATTTATCTAATAATGAATTTGTAATTACCCTAGGCGGTGGCGCATTTTCAAACGAGGGTATGAGCTACGAGAGAGATATTCTCGATAGTGTTAAAAAATATTTTGATAACCCGATAGAAAATACAAAGCCTGCGTTTTTAGAAAAATTAGAAGACTTTTTAAACGTTAAATTTGACAACATAGATAAAGGCGAGTCTTTTGAGAGACGCGTTAAAAGGCCGTTAACGGACGAGGGGCCGGAAAATAAAGGTAGTGAGATATCAGACATAACTCTTGTAGATGAAGATAACCAAAAATATTTTATATCGTTAAAAAATATAGGAGGAGTTACAATATCTAATGCTGGTGCAGGTGGTATGTTTGATAAAAAGGGCGACGAGGTGGTGTTTACTAATAGAGAGCGTAATAGAATAGGCAGTAAATTAATGGTAGCAGGCGGAGTGAATATCGAAAGAGCGGTTGATGGTCTCGAGGATTATATAAACAAACGACAATCTCAACCAGGTCAGGAAGAAAATATAGATACTACTGATATATCTAATATTGAAGCACTGGAGAAATTTTTAGGTTCTGCTTTTGATTACGGTTATATATATGTAAAACAAAAAAATAAAAAAGATGATCTTGAGATTGCTGATTTAACAGATGAAAATAACCTCTATAATTTTATAGGAAATATACAAAAGGTTGAAGTAAAGTATCCGTATTATATAACAGATCAAAAATCCCGTAAACATATTTCGATTGTTCTTAGCACTACTAAAGGCATATATAGTTTTGATATTAGAAATGCTTCAGGTGGTATTATTCCAAATCAAATTAACCTCGTAAAAGGAAAGTCTACTCAGGAAACTAAAGCTATCAAAAGTAGTATTAGTAAATTAGCTGCAACTGAAAAAGAATTCGGCAATACTTTATCCAAATATGATTAGGTTTATATAATCTTAAAAAGATTAGTATTTTATACAAGTTACATCAAAATAATGAAAACATTTAAACAACACTATCAATTAATGCTAGAGTTCTTCGATGCAATCGATGGAGCAGTTAAGCATATCGATCACCTAGAAGAAAATATTCTTAATAAAGGCAAACAGGGAGTTGTTGAGGCACTAGATCAAATAGAAGCCTCCATAGCGTATTTTGTTGATGAGTCAGACTATGTCATAAGTACTAAATTTGATGGAAGCCCAGCAATAGTTGCCGGTATCGATACAAACAATAGATTTTTTGTAGCAAGTAAATCAGCGTTTGCAAAGAATCCAAAGATTAATTATACTGAAGAAGATATTAAAAGAAATCACGGTCATGCACCAGGATTGGTAGAAAAACTTACTCTAGCTCTAAGATACCTGCCTTCGTTAAATCTTAAGGGTATATATCAAATGGATTATATGTTTGATAGTAGAATCAAACAATTCGAAACTCCTAAACTAATAGATGGTGTAAAAAATGAAAATAGATTTATTACTTTTACACCTAACACTATAAAATATGCTGTTTCACCCGATAGCCCATACGGTACAGAGATTTTAAACGCAAAGATAGGGGTAGCTATTCATATTGAATATATGATACAAAATGGCATTTTAAAAATCAAAAAATATACAACTTCACCGTCAGAGGTTTCTCCTTCAAAAACCGTATTCGTGTTTAATGTCCTCGCTAATAAACCTAAAAATAGCCAAACCAAATTTAGTAAGCTACTATTAAAGGATGTAAAAAATAAGCGTAACTTGGTTTTAAGATTATCTGATAAAGTTGACTTCAGTGGGTTAGATGACTACGCAGGTATGCTTAAGACATATATTAATACTGAAATACGTTCAGGTAGATTTTTGGAAGATACAGCAATGTCTGCTAATGAATTTATCATTTATATGACAAATCGTTTTGCAAAAGAAATTGAAAAGCTTACAAGCGAGAAAGGAAAACTCAAAAAACAAGAGGAGATGAAAAAAGCTATCTCTGAATTGAAGGGATTAAGGTCCTCTATTAAAAATGCCTTTGAGATAACAAAAATTGTCGCTAATCTTAAAAACAATTTAGTTAAGATCTTTAATGAAATAACGAAAAATGATCTCTTAGGTACCTATTTAGAAGAATCACCAGGAGTATGGCAAACAACAGCTCCGGAAGGATTTGCGCTATCTAAGGTTAGCGATCAAGGT